CTCGAGAAAAATTGCACCATTCGAAAACGACTGTTGAGAATTACCCAACCCGAAAAACGCCGCCGACATTTGTTATTGTTGGAAAGTCAGCGGGAACAGGTTTTTTACGACTTTTAAAGTAATCACGAGCCATTGCAATTAGGGGAATAGAATCACCCCAACCATCACCTTCATAGCCTTTTAGCAGGTAATCACGAAATGCTGGGTTATCGAATTGGCATTCACCTGCGTATGTAATTTCATCTTCCAGAATTTCTTGCGATATGCCAAAATTTCTTTCAAAAAAGTCTGTCCGCTTTATCCAATCTTTGCAGTCATCGATAGCACATTCCATAGAACGAGCACGAAAAGTTCTTGATCCTTTACAGATATAGGGTATTTCGTATTCATTGAGTTCAGTCCATTGTCTTGTTTTTTTATTTTTTGCCATTTTTATCTCCTTTGCTGTGTATTCCACCCCCAACAAGCTTGGGGGTTTTGGCATATTCATAATACACATTTTTCCTTTTTTTTACAAAAAAAGTTTTTTGTGGATAATTAAACCTGAATGATGAGGACACAATATGAAAAATGTGATGCATCTTGACAAAGATGAAAGAAAATTCTATAGAAAGCACTGGACAACCGGTGATCCCTGTTTATTTGACTTTGTTGTCAATACTCAGGGCCTAATTGATACTGAAACTCCTGAACAGCGAGAACGCCGTCATCAGTTAATTGACCGTTTAGGTGCTGCGATGAACCGTTTGGACAAGAAGATACGAGAAGTGATTCGCCTTTATTATCTTAGGGGTTTGACATTACAAGCCATTGCAGATAAACAGGGTATTTCTGTTTCCACAGCTTACAAAAGGCGTGAGAGGGGTTTGGAAAAATTAAGGTTATTACTGCAACCCTTTTATGAGGCAAATTATGAAGGATGAACAAAAGATGAAAGCCGCTGCCAAAAAAGCAGCCGCATCATTGAATTACAAAGCATCGTTGAAAAAGGCTGTCCGTGGTGGCGACTTTGAAGGTGTGGTAAAGAACATTATGTTATTGGCAATCAAGAATAATGACGATACCGACTGGAAATGCTCACCCAGGACTTTTATGGAATTGCTACAAGTCTTGAATAACTACAGGAAGGAATTTGGATTAACTGATCAGTATGACGATATTCTGAAAGTATTAGAGGGCGGTCGAGACGAATGAAAATACCTGAGGCGTTGTGGAAGAAGATAGCCGATGACCCACGCACCTTTTTCCGTTTTTTACAAGTTTTTGACAAACAACAAGCAAAATTGGTTCCTTTTGTTCTGAATTAAGAGCAAGAGGAATTATTAGATGCCCTATTAACCCATAATCGAATTGTGGTTTGTAAAGCCCGTCAAATAGGTTGTTCAACATTGATTCGTGCATATTTTTTATGGAGAAGCTACATTGAAAAAGAACCCACCCGACACGCAATTATCAGCTACACCCGAGACAGTGCCGACCACCTGCACTCCATCGACAAGCAATTCTACACAAGCTTGCCCCTGCCCCTGCAGCGAACATTATCCAAGTCATCAAGTCGAACCCTTGGATTCAAAGATACTGGGGCCGAACTTAGAAGTTTTACAGGCGGCGGGAAAGGGGGCGCCACGCGATCCTTTACATTTTCTTCAGCTCATATCAGTGAGTTTGCTTTCTTTGATGACCAAGATGAGTTGTTGGCTAATACCATCGCGTCGGTCGGAGAAGGACAAATAATAATAGAAACTACAACTAACGGGCCAGGTGATAAATACCATCAATTGTGTATGGGTTCGCCCCTAAATGGTTGGCATCTGTGTTTCTTTCCCTGGTATCAGCATAAAAACTACAAGAAGAGAAGTGCTTTTGGTCAAAATGGTGTGCCGCCTATGACTGAAGAAGAAAAGCAGATGATGGAAGACTTGGGATTACAAAAGCAGCAGATGTATTGGCGTCGGACACAAATAACGACAATGGGTATTGAAAAGTTTAAAAGAGAATTCCCATCTTCGGTTGATGAAGCATTTATGTCAGATGCCAAGATATTTTATCCGTCAGATGTTTTAGACGCTTGTGAAATAGTTGAATTAGGTGGCACAGATCGCTGGTATTGTGATCCACATCAAGGTGATTCATTTGCTATGGGTGTTGATGTGGCATTGGGTAAAGGTGGTGATTATTCTACAATTACAGTTATTTCGACGACAACATTGCAGCCTATTTACCATTTCCGCAGTAATACAATTTTACCGCAGAGTTTTGCTGATAAAATATGGTAAGTTCATTGGGAGTTTAACGAGCCGGTTTGTTTGATAGAATCTAATGGCCCAGGTGCTCTTGTTATTTACAGATGTAAAGAATTTGGTATGCGAAAGTTATGGCGGGATAAAAATGGCAACGATTGGACGACCAGAAAGGAAAATAAATTGGCTATTTATGACAATGTTCGTGAATTGTTATGCGAAGGGCAACTCGCTTGCCTTGATTCTACCTTATGGAATGAAATGAGAAACTGTGTAATATTAGATAATGGACAACCTGGGCATCCCAAAGGCACCAATGATGACTTATTATTCAGTTTTGCACTTGCCCAATGGGTTGCCAAAGAAAACCCAGCTCCCAGTTTGTATGAAGTTAGAAAGGGGTTGATGGAAGAGTTTATGTCAAAAACACGGGCCCGAAGAATTAGAGCACGCGGTCCATTACCGTTTTGGAGAAAAGGTCAATGAAATATGAAATAAAACCACAGACAATAAAGAAAATAGCCGAAGCTCACGACAACTATTGGGATGACTGTCGAAAAGAACTCTATCGCTACAAATGTGCTTATGAAACCGACTTCTGGGATAAACAAAGAATGGATAACGAAATGCAAATGCAAATTCAAACAGCAGATGCATACGGTTATATCGAAGGCTACATCGCATCTCTTTACAGCAGAAACCCAGGTGTCATTTTTAAACAAGGACCCCGAGGTCGTGGTGCAACTGAAAAGGCACAAGCTCTCTCAAATACCTTTCTGGTTGAACACAGAAATACAATAGAGGATGCTTCTCGACTAAGCCTTATTTACCCTATGTCATTCATAAAAATGGTCCCTGTTGCCAACCCAGACATTTACAAGCGGGTTGATATGATGGCATTACCGCCTTGGGATATTATTCTTGATCGTGATGCTAAGCGTTGGAAAGATATGCGTTTTGTGGCGCATAAATACTGGATTCCTGCAAATGAAGCACAGGACAAATTTGGTAATAGACAATTTAGAACAGAAAAGAGAAAAGACTATTTTGAAAAGTATCAGACTTACAAAGAAGAAGAGTATGAAAATGAAATGCAAGCCGATAAAATGTTTCAATACATTGAATGTGTTGAGTTTTATGACTTGGTCAATGATCAACTTATCTTTTGGTCTCCCAATTATGCTGATGGTGAAAAGTTTTTGGATTCTGAAATAATACCATTTAGAGATTATGTTGATGAACCCTGTATTCCTATCATACCGTTTTATTTTAATAGAAAACCTGATGTGCCCTTGGAAGGTTATTCTTCAATGAAACGAATTTATGACCAAATTTTCGAAACTAATCTGATCAGAACTTTCCAAGCCAATGCAGTTAGAAAAGCTTCTCGTCAGTATATTGTCCAAAGGGGATTATTTGATGAGGAATCTATGGCACAAATTACATCAGGCATTGATGGACTTTTTGTGGAAGTTGATAGTGATGACCTTACTGCTGCTATTCGTCCTTTACCTCAGAATCCCACACCCCCCGAACTCGAAGTCTATTACAACCAAGTCCAAGCCGACAAAGACAAAGGATCAATAATGGCACCTTTTACAAGAGGTGAATCAACTCGTTCTTCAGCAACAGAAATTGCTGCTCTGGCTGCATATACAAGTTCAGAAGTTGGTCGTCTGGCCAGAGAAAGAGATATGACAATTGAATCAATTGCTAAAGTTTATGTTGATATATTGGCTGGTTATTTGGATGATGAAAAAACAAGTGATTATGTTATTATTAGTAATAGAACCGAATCTGTGTCAGCAAATGACTTACGGGAAAACTGGATCATTTATGCACAGGATCAGGCAATGACACCAATTAGTGAATCAGTTAGAAAGAGAGAATTTATTCAGTCTATTCCACAACTTCAAGGTTTAGGTGTTCCTAATAATGTCCTTTTACAAGAAATGGTTCGTGCTTTAGGATTACCTGAATCATTTATCGAAGAAGCAAATAAACAGTCTGCTGAGATGGTTTCGGCAGCAAAAGCAACAGCGGCAGGTAAAGCTATTCAACCTGATGCTGCAGAATTACAACAAATGGCTCAACCTGTTGGGCCCAATAATCTGGCAATATTTGGTGGTGGAGGTAATTAATGCCAATTTATGAATTTCAGTGCAAAATGTGTGATGCAACATTTGACGAATTATGCAGTTTTGATGACACAGAAGATATGTTTGAGTGCAGTTGTGGGGGAAAAGTAAAGAAACTATTATCCCCGCCTGCTTTTACACCCAGTTTATGGGGTGATGAAACAGGAAAGTTTGGGGCGTCGGGTTTTTATTGTGTCCAAGCCGGTCGCAGATTCCAAAATAGGCGGGAACAGGACAAATGGATGACAGCTAACGGAAAAGTTAGAGTTAGTAATGAGGAATTTGATCGTCTTTATGGCTATGATCAAGAAAAACTTAAAAAAATGGATGCAGATTCTGAAAAAACTCAAGAATACTTAAATAAACATAAAACGCTAATCAGGAGGAAATGATGGCTCAAGAAAATGAATTAGATATGCAAATGGCAATGGCACCCAGTGAGGGTGAAATTGCTGACTTAGAAACAAAAGTAATGGATGAAGCCCAAAAGCTACAACAGTCTGAAGATGACTTTTTGGCAATTGAAGGCGACTTTTCCAAAAGAATGTTAAACCGTGTTGTGGAGGCACTGAATCGTGTTAATCAAATATTTCAAGCGCCAGAATATCCAACATTTGATGCAGACTTGGAAAAATTACCTCCTGAATTTGGTCGTAATTTGGAAATGGTAAATTCTGCACTACGCGATGCAGGAATGGAAGAAAAAACTTTTGACCTTGCATCAGTTGAAAACGATAAAGACTTACGAGACATCGCAGCTAAACTTGATTCTGCTGCATCCGATAAAGTCTTTAAGTCATTTTTAGCAAAACCTATGGGAATGGGTGAATATCAAGCCGAATCTGGTATTCCCGCTGCACAAACTACCGGTGCTGATGTTGGAACAATGTCAAAACCAGCTGTGCAGCCAGATGAGGAAGAATTGTTTATGGCTCGAATGTCAAGTTGGAGGAAATATGAGCGAATCAATCAGCACCCCAGCACAAGAAGTTGTTGTTGAAACTGTTGGGACTGATACACAATCAACAACAGACAAAAAAACATATCAAGGCCGTGATCGTGTCGGTGAAGCAATGCAAAAAGCAACAGCCGAAGCGACACCTGAAACTATGACTGTGGAAACACTGGCAAGTTTAAAAGGGTTAGATGACGGCGGTCATAAAGGAATTGATTACAATAAAGTAATCTCACAATTACCTGATGATGCACAAAAACTATTGGCAAATTTACGGGCTGATTACACTCGTAAAACACAAGAGTTGAGTGCCCAGCGTAAAGAATTAGAATCGATGAGAGACAGCCTAATTGAAGGTTCTCAAGGTCGAATTGAAGAATATGCTAATCAGGATCCTGTTGAACTTGATCCTTACGATACAGCATCATTTGAAAAACGAATTGAACAAGAAGTTGCCAAGCGTTTATCAGAAATGATGCAGCCAATGCGGGAACAAAGAGCAATAGAACAAAAAAGAGCACAACTCCAAAAGTTCAAGGATGACAACCCAGACCTTGGGGATTACAAAGACGAAATATATTCAATGTTAAAAGCGAATGAAAATATGTCATTAGAAAATGCATATTACATCGTGAAAGGAAAAGCAGTTGCAGCTGAAAACACTCGTCTAAAAGATGAATTGGCCGCCAGACAGCAAAGAATGCGAGATGTCGGTCTAAAATTATCATCTGGCGGTGTCAGAGAATCAGGTAATATTAAAGTTCCTAAACATATGAAAAGAGCACACGAAATTTATGCCTATTTGGCCGAACAAAAAGGAAAAAAATAGTGTAATAATGAACTGCCCCTTTTTGCGCATCGAAAAGGACAAGCAATTGGGACCCTGATACAGGATAATCCAAGATGCAAAAACAAACTAACACTTAAAAAACGGAGGCCTAAATGGCGATATCAAATGATATTCTTTCCTCGACGCTCCGTATTCTTCTTGATGAAGAAGTTGATCAGCTTTACCAATCAACTCCTTTACTCGACAAGATGCGCGAAAGAGGTGGAATTGAAACTTATGATGGCGGACAAAAATTAGATGTGCCGCTTATTTTGGAAGAACATTCCCAAATTACACAATTAAGCTCAGGTTATGAGCCTATCAACTTAGCAGTAAAAGATGTGCTAAGAAATGCAAGCTTTAACTGGTGCGACTTTGTTGCTCCTATTGTAATTACTAAAGCTGAAGAACTTTCCAATCGTGGAGATCGAGCGATAATTGATGTTGCAGAAGCTCGTATGAAAAGCGTTATGGGATTGCTAAAACGAGAAGTTGAAAAACAAATTCTTTGTAATGCTTCTAATATTCTTAGCAACCTTAATACTTTCAACGGTCTATCCAATGGTGCAAATACCGGTGGAAATTCTACTCAAGGATTCTTCGATAATGCAAATTTTGGATCACAAACTGCAGGAACAGACATCGGTGGATTGAGTAAAGCTAATTTCAGCAGATTACAAAACCAATATCTTAGTGGTGGTGGTAATCTTTCTATTCAAGAAATGACAGAACTTTATCTGCAATGTCAATTGAATACTCCTGACGGTTCAGCTCCTGACTTGATTGTATGCTCACCTGGCTTTTTCCAAGCTTACAAAGGTCTGCTTTACGATAAAGAAAGATACATTGATGAGAAAGTCCTTGATGGTGGTCGTCTTGCATTGGCTTTCCACGGCGCACAAATTCAAGCGGATCCATTCCTTGGGCCATCCGTTCAGGATATAGCCGGTGGAACACCAGGAACGACAGCTATTATCAGTGCTTATTTCCTCAATACTAAATACATCAAACTTGGATTCGATTCAGCAGCCCAGTTCGAAATGGATGACTTTGAATTTATTTCTGGTTATGCAGCTCGTTCAGCTAATGTATATACTCGTATGCAAGTTTATTTCCAACATCTGGCTTCTCAAGGCTTGATGGTTCATTCGGAGGCATAAAATGGCTACTAATACTTTATTGCAGAAATTATTCGCAACAGATGAAAGCGGCGTGGGTGAAGATTCAGTTCTTGATTCAAACCGCAGACAAGT